AAATCTGTTTTAACAGATGCAATACCATTAGCAAATATAGAACTACCTCCTTGTGGTTGCCAGTTTATAAAATCACCTCTTAGATATAAGTACTCATCATAGAATACACCATCATAAATTACATTACCATCGTTCGAAGTCATACCACCTAACATAGCACCATCATATCTTAGTACAACTGCTCTTTGTGCGTTACTACCATTGTATGTAGTAAATTCACCAACTACACACATAAAATCATCATCTACTTTAAAAATGTTTTTAACAGTAGAATTAAAACCAGCACCAAATGAGTTAAATGTAGTATCAATAGAACCAGTCTCATCAAACGCTAAGATATGATTGTAAGTTGTTCCGTTAAATTTCTTAAATGAACCTCCAACAATCCATCTTTTCTTTCCATCTGCAGGATTATCAAAGTAATAAGTTGCAAGAGTTGAACCATTGTTTTGTTCATCTCCAGCTGCATTAGTCCAAGAACCACTAAAAGAAAAGTTATAATCTTGTGAACCATCATTATTTAAAACTACAAACTCTTGTACTGAACCAGTAACATTATCCCAACCTACAGCATTGTGACAAACACCAATCTTTTTAGCAGAAGTAATGTGTAATTTATTTATTCGGCCTCCTGAACCACCACGAGTTAAGTTATTTGGTCCACTTCCTATATTTGTTTTAAATGTAGAATCTCCTGCGTAAGAAGAAGTAATGGTAGAATAAGGTAATTTAGCAATACCACTTTCATGTGTATCAGTTGCAGATGTTCTTAAAAATTCTTGTCCATAGAATAGTGCGTATTCTTCATCTTGAGATGTTTCTATACCACGTCCAGTACCACCTGTATCTGGAAATGTATCTGCATATTCCATTTGTGCAAAAGGAAACTCAAGTTTATTAGTAGTCTGTAATCTTTTATAAGATGTTGAACCAGATTCTATATCCCAATATTGAAGTACAGTATCTCTTAAAGAACCTCCTGCTCTAGTTAGTATTGGAGTTTCTCCTGTACCTACACCATTTGATGTTATTAACCATTGGTTTGGAGATTCAAGAGAACCACTATTATCAAAAAATGTTCTATTTATACCACCCCTTCTATCTGGATCACCAAATAAGTTAGAACCACTATAATAATATTGGTCTATACCAGAAAAGTATATTGCATTATAAGTTGGTGTGTATGGTGGTGGTGGTTGAAACCCTGGCTCCGAACCATATATTGCTATTGGGTTGAGAATAAATCCTGGCATAATCTTAAACTAAATTAACTGCGTTAACTAAATAAATTTCATTTGTTGAACTGTAATCGTATGTAGCAAAAGTTAGAAGGTCTCTTGAACCTGCTCCATTTGTAGGTGAGTACGCACTACCTGATGCCATCTTAAGATTCGATGGTAAAGATACTGTACCATTACCTCCTTGTTTCACTAATAGATTAAGTACTTGACCATTTGCTGGTCCTACTAAATCAAGTAAAGTATCACCTGATGCTGGTAAATCTAATACTGCCATCTGTGCTGATTCGAAATCAATCGATGCAGTATTGTTATTAACACCTACTCCTTGTAGTTCTGAACTAACTTTACCATTGATTATTATATCATCTACTGAAGTAACACCAGTTAACTCAATATTAATTCCACTTGATGCTGCATCTGTTTGAGAATAAACTTGAATTCTTGGTGAAGCACCATCAGCAACGAAAAGTGATTGAGATGTTGGGTGATTAACACCAATGTTTACATTGTTTATACCTGTAGTACCAGTACCTACTATGAAATCAGATTTAAGTGTAATTTGAGTTTGACCTTGGTTGTTATCAGCAATCTGTATAAAGTCATAATCAAAATCACCATTACCAATTGTTAATTGAACTTTACCTTCATCTACTCTTGCTTCTGATACTTTGTTAAATGAACTATTGTACTTACCAATTACAAATGCATTGTTGATTCCATCACTTGGATAATTTTGTAGACCAAATAAATTTGATGTATAAATTACACCATTTGAACCAGTATATGCTCCAATTGTAATAGAATCTTTTTGACCAGTACCACTAATTGCTGAATCTTGTTGAGTCATTATCTTAGTAGATACTAATTGACCATTACCAGATGTTGCTGGGTTAAGTACCATACTTGTTGCAGCACTTATTTCCATTTCACCAGTACCAACTGTCTGTAAGACGTATTTATCAATTCCTTGATAAGATTGTTCAAATAAGTTTGGACCACCAGGATTATAGAATCTATTAGATGCAAGACCTTGTAATCCTCCACCACCTGTCTGTGGGAAGTGCATGATTGAACCAGTTATACCTGCTGATTGAGATACAATTAAAGTACTCTCAATAGTCTGTGTGTCTATAAATAAATTCGGTGCATCTAATCTAGCAAATGAACCACTTAATTGGTCTGAACCACTAACAAGACCACTTGGTAATTGTTCTGAACCACTTATAATACCACTTGGTAATTGTTCACTTCCACTTATAATACCACTTGGAATGTTAATTAAGTTTGTATTCCAATCTGCTCCACTACCACTAACAACTAATGCATCTATTCTTGTATCAAATGATGCTGAATCAATATAGTAAGATGCAGTAAATGTATTCAATTCAGTTAAAGCTGCATCCCAACTAGCAGTTGATACTGCTTGTGGTACTCCATTAGAATCTCCTACCCATGCATATCCACTTGTTATGTTTGGTAAATCATTACTTCTTTGTATAGCAGATACTACTATCTCTCCATTGTTTTGTTGTACTCTACCAATTACACCTATGTTCTGTATAAGGTCTGTACCTGTTGGTTTAACGTTTGTATATCCACCTCCACTAGCAACATATAAAGTATCTCCTACTTGTGGGTTAGTTAAACCAGTATCAGTATCTACATCTGAAAAGTTTCCAGCTACTGAGATAAAGATATGGTCATTGTTACTTGCATTTACCATAGCTAAACCAACTACTGGCATCTTAGAAGAATCACTAGCATCTGCTTTTAGAACTTCTGGTTTTCCTTCACCATTGCTGTATCCACTAACATAGACTGGGTCTCCTTTAGTTAAGGTTTCTTTTGCAATTACAGGAAACTGTACTGCATCTGCGTGTTCTGCATTCTCTGCTTCTTCTGAGAATAATGCGTGTGATGCTGTTGTTGCTAGTGCAACTGCTTCATTTATTCTACTACCACTTAAATCACCCGTTGTATCTTGTAAGATTATCTGTGATGAACCACTTACTATTCCTGCTGGTTTATTTTGTATCTCATCCCAAGTTGGGTCATCATGATTTATAGCATATGATGCAGTAGTTGCAAATGAAGAGGTTACTTCTAGGTTGTTAATAACAGAACCTGTACCATCATACAAGATGTTAGTATCGTTATCGTGTTGTACTAGTTGTTCAAAAGAACCACTAATTGTTTGATTTGTTAAATTATAATTTGCCATCTCTTATTATCCTCTTATTGTGGTAAATATCCATATTTGGAATTTGTTATTTTTATACCCATATCTTCAATAGCTGTTCTAACACCTGTTCTAAATACAACTGGTGATTTAAATTGAGTACCAGTATCTGGATATATATCATCGTTAACCTCAGTTCCATATTCTGGATATGATGATGAGTTAAAACAAAGATAATCTACTAATCTTTCACTAAAGTATTCTGCTTTGTTTTTAACTGATTGTCTTTTCTTATCGTACAATGCTAAATCTGCATCGATGTTATTTTCTCCACCAGTTGGTTTAACCAATCCAGCGTTTCTTGGTCTTAGATAAATCGTTTCTAATGATTCATAGTAAGCCCAATATAATAGTGAATCTTGTACATAATCATCTACAAGTGTTTTATAATCACCTGTTAGAGTATCTCCTTGTACATCTTCAATAATCTTATCGTATAGTTTTGAACCAAGGAGACGTGTGATATGAATAATCTGTGCTTCTCTGATTACTGACGAAATCAAATCTACATCTAAGTTATTGTTAATATCAGTAAATCTCTTTAGTTTACTCTCCGATATTAGTAGGGTATTCTCCATTTGTGTTCTCCTTGTTTTCTATTTCTTGTTCTAGTTCTTTATCATCTCCACTCTCTGCTTCGATTGATGTTGTAACATCTACTTCTTCACCATCTTCAAAAATTCTTACTTGTTCGATACCTAAAGGTTCTGTGTATCCATTTACCTTAAATATCTCTTCAAATGTAGTTAGAATATCTGATTGTTTTGGCTGAATCACATTTGCTACAAATAATGCTTGTGATTCTAGTAGTTCAGTTCTACCTCCTAATTGTCCTTCGGTTCTAATACCTAACAACATAGGTGAAACGATTCTATGTGCAGTAAGTATCTTTTGTAGTACCATATCATTAACAGTAGTATAATAACCATCAGCACCATTCTGTGGGATTGGTGTAATGACTGGTGCTTCATCCTTATTTGCAACATCCATATAAATAAGAGAACCAGCATTATCACTTCCTGCATATGCATTTCTTAGTTGTCTTTCAATTGTTTCTCTATCTTCTGCATCAGCATTTGTAAATGTTGTAATAGATAGAGAAGGTGCAAGACCATTTTGTATATTATTTTTATGGAAGTTATCTATCTCTGCATCTAATGCAATGATGTTTAATCCTCCATTGTAATCTGGTAAAGGATAATACTTCATACCAGGTCTGTAAGGATTAAAGTAATACATCTGTGATGGTGATTCTCTATTTACCTTACTAAACTTTGGTAAATACATTACATCATCATCTTTTACTCTTAATCTTCCTTTGTTTTCAAACTCTGATGAAATGAAATAACCAGGTACTATACCTCTTTCATTCATTCTATGAGCTCTAATATAAGAGAAATCTACATGATAAACATCAGTAATCTTAGTTCTATCGTTAGACCAGATAACTTCTAATGCATATCCTCCAAATAGTGCTCTATCTAATGCTACCTTTTTAAAGATATCATTCCAAGATTCACCATCTCTATTTGCTCTTTCCAATACACTTTCATCTTCGGTAGTTAGACCACCTCCAACGATACCATCTGTGATTGCATTAATTGCAGTAGCGTTGATTGAAGATTTGTTGTATAGTTCAGTAATATAGTGTGGGAAATCGTTTTGTTCTCCATAGTAAACTATCTTACCTTTATCATCTTCAAATACCTTACCTGATGGATACATCTGTTCCCTATACTTAGGTATTATCATTAATTTATGTTTGTTTAATTCTTTTTTCATCTGTTATCCTTGATATACTGTATATACTGCGTTTTCATTAGATGATATATATTTCTTTTCAATGGGTGAGACTGAACCTGTTACGAATACTCTATCTTTGTATTCTAATGTTCCATCTTGTACTACTTTGTAATAAGGAATACCTGAGGCTACTCCACCAAAAGACCATTCATCTGTTACTTCACTCCAATTAACATTTGTTGTACTCCATACTGGTGCACTACCTGTTATTTGTGGTCCATACCAAACTTCTAAATCATATGTTGTACCTGGTAATCCTTTTAGATGACCAAGTGTATAATCTGTTGAGGATGATATATCAAAACTTAAAGTTTCCCAACGAGGGTTAGCCTCGGAGGATGATGTTGTAAAAGCGATAGAGGCTGAACCTGTATCGTTTTGTAAGGTAGGTATCATGACAATAGTATAACCATAACCAGGTATGTAAGTTTTAGATACAAGAGGTGTATCGTTCTCTTTTTGGTATGCTATAGTATTGTATTGTTTTTCTTTTAAAGTTATCATATATCTCCTTAAAATAAGAAATAGGGGGGTTTCCCCCCCTTATTCTTAAAATGGTTATTGTGAAATGGTTATACCTGTAAGTACAGAACTCAAATCAGAACCTGATACTGGTATCGCTGGTTCTGGCTCTTGTGCCGTAAATGTTAAAGTATATCCGTTCGCATCTCCAATTGCAGTTCCTGTCTGACCTTGTCCTCCATTAAGTTGTGCTCCATACGTTTTACCAATGTAAAAGAATTTATCACCATCAGTACCAGCATTGTTAGTTTCAACAACTAACTTTAAATCTGGGTTCTGTGCTAAAATCTTCATTTGGTTTCTTAACGCTGATTGCATCTTAAGGAAAACCGCATTTATAGTAGACTCGTAGAAAACTGTTCCATTCTCAGTAGAACCATTAATGGTTTCTGTGAAATCAGAAGTTCCTCTCGTCAAGTCAAACTGATAAAATATTCCACTACCATCTAGGTCTGTAACTTCACCAGAAGTTTCAGTAACACCAGTTATAGGTAATGAGCCAGATAAGATATACAATGTTTTGATTCCACCTGCGTTATCTCTACATCCGAGAGAAAATCCTGCTGTAATATCACATGACATAATTTATATCCTTTCTTTAGTTATTTTATTCAGTTATTTATGCTGTTGGGTCATTAGTTACCCAGAATTCTGGGAAAGCTACTTGAACTCCTAACTTAGTCACGATTCTGTGCTTAAGTTGGTCACCATTGATATCATACCACATTTGGAAGTTATCCAAATCTGATGTTAAATCTGTACCTACTACAATTTGTCTCGCTGGACCAGTTGTAATGAAATCCGAACCTGCTAGTCCTACCGTACCTACTACTGTTAAGTTAGCAAATGGGTGTTTAGCTGACATTAATGAACCTCTGTTCTCTACTGAGTTAGGGTCATAGAAATAGTTATTAGCTTTTCTTAAACCAACAATGTATTTTCTAAAGTTAGCAACTGACATAAATACTGTCAAGTCATCTCTATCTTGTACATCTACTGATAAGTTTTCTAATTGCTCATCAATAATATCTAATAGGTTATCAGATGTTGGAGCTGAAGCAGATACATAAGTTGCACCTGAACCAGAAGCCAATAGACCTGTTAAACCTTCTACACAGTCACCAGTTGTTGGTGATGCAGTCCAAATAAATTGGTCATTCTTCTTTTGGAAGTTTGCTACTAGTTGTGAAGAGTACTCTTCTACGAAAGCATAAGTTTCAGGATAAGAACCTGCTGGTCCTAGTAATCCGATATACTTTGTATCTAAATCTCTTAAACATAGTCCATCGTGTGAACTTCTTTGACATACTTCGATGTCTCTTTGAGTATAAGTTACTGAACCACTTGGTGTAGTTACACAACCTCTACCATCTTGAATTTGTAAATCTATCTCTTGTAGATTTAGAGGTTCTTTGTATTTAATCCCCTCTTTTACAGTTACATATTCTGCCGTTGAACCAGCAATAACCGATTTTACAAGTAATTCACCTGCAAGTTCGTTATTAAAGGCATCAAGAGCAGCTACATTAAATCCTGCCATAATTAAAATCTCCTTTTAGTTAGCCTTACGTTTTTTTAGTAATCTTTCGAATTGAGCTTTCTTTACTGCATCCTTTGGATTGTAAGAAACATCAACTGAAGTATTTCTACCGTAAGTCTGTTTTTTGTTAGTAATTGTTTTTTCAGTTGCAGGTGCAGAGTTAAACTGCTCCTTTACTGTGTTAATTTCACCCATTAGTTCTTCTTTCAAAGCGGTGAATTGTTCTTTGAATTCTCCTCCAATCATTTGGATTAGAGCTTCGTGTAGTTCGTTGATGTTAACATCTGAAGATTCTCCTTCGAATTCTTCTTCTGTTGCTTCAACTTCTTCACTCATTTCTTCTTCTTGATTTTCTGCTTCTACTTCAGCCTCTGCGATAGCGGTGATTACACCTCCTTCCGTAGAAATGGTGAACCCTCCGTCTAATTCGTGAGTACCATCTGGTGCAGGGATGTTACCATCCTCTGTGATTACAAAAATCTCAACACCTTCACCGAGTTCTCCCTCATAGGTTAGAGTTAGTTCTCCATCAGCTGTTTTAATTTCTGCAAAAGTAGATTCAGTAGTTTCTTCTGCTAGTGTCTCTTCAACAACTTCTTCAGATGTAGTTTCTACTACTTCTTCTGATAATTGTTCTTCAACCACAGTTTCTTCTACTGAGGGAGCTTCAATCAAGTTGAAATGTTTTTTCACTAATTCTTTTAGTGCATTTTTCATAATAAACTCCTTTTTGTGATTAATTAGTT